GGAGAGATTCATCTCTTTGATATGCGTTCCAAGCAAATCTATGTCGGTCTGTTAGATAAGATTGTCAACTTCTGTGAGCAGTACGGATATAGTTATAAATTTGAGGATAATAAGTTCTATGGTACTCCGTATGAGGAGAATGAACACATCTCAATGGAGGGTGTCAAAGATTATATGTATTCTATTTGTTCTCACACTCCCCGTAAATACCAAGTTGAGGGAGTATACGGTGCTCTAAAGCATAATAGAAAGTTACTGATAAGCCCCACTGCTTCAGGCAAATCTTTGATGATTTATTCTCTTGTGAGATATTACGTAGACCGAGGAGAAAAAATCCTTTTAGTTGTTCCAACGACATCCCTTGTAGAGCAGATGTACAAGGATTTTCTTGATTATGGTTGGGATGCTCAGTCATACTGTCACAAAATTTATTCGGGTAAGGAGAAGAGTAATGATGCTCCAGTGACAATTACAACTTGGCAGTCAGTATATAAACTAGAACGATCTTTCTTTGAAGAGTATGGTTGCATTATAGGCGATGAAGCACATTTATTCAAGTCTAAATCTTTGATACAGATCATGACTAAACTTCATCATGCTAAGTATAGATTTGGTTTCACGGGAACTTTAGACGGCACACAGACGCATAAATGGGTCTTAGAGGGATTGTTTGGTCCGTCATATAAAGTAACAAGAACTGATGAGTTGATGAGGCAAGGACACCTATCACAACTTGATATTCAGTGTCTTGTGCTCAAACATGCACCACAAACTTTTGAAACATACAACGATGAGATTGAATATCTTATCTCTCATGAACAAAGAAATCGTTTCATTAAAAATCTAGCACTAGATCTTAAAGGAAACACTCTTATTCTTTTCGCAAGAGTCGAAGCACACGGACAGGTACTCTACGATCAGATAAATAAAAACAAGGGTGACAACCGTAAGGTATTTTTTGTACATGGTGGAGTAGATGCAGACGAAAGGGAGTTAGTACGAGAGATTACAGAAAGAGAAAACAATGCCATCATCGTTGCCTCCTATGGAACTTTTAGTACAGGTATCAATATTAAAAAACTCCATAATGTTATCTTTGCCTCTCCAAGTAAGTCCAGAATCCGTAATCTTCAGAGTATTGGACGAGTTCTTAGAAAAGGAAAGGACAAAGTAAAAGCAACTCTGTATGACATCTCAGATGATTGTTCAACTAAATCCAGACGAAATTACACACTTAATCATTTCATAGAAAGAATCAAGACATATAATGAGGAAAACTTTAACTATGAGATAATCACTATTCAATTAAAGGTATGATAGAAGACGATTTTTACTGTACAGTCAAATTAAAATCAGGTGAAGAAATATTTGCCAAAGTTGCTGCTTCTGAAGAAGAAGACAGAACAATTCTTTTGGTTTCCAATCCTATCACTGTACAGGAACTAAAAAATAAAATGGGAGTAGTTGGATATAAAATAGAACCTTGGTTGAAAACAACCACAGAAGACATGTTTATTATCAATCTAGATGATGTATTGACGATGAGTGAGTCTAATGATATAGAAATGATAATGATGTATCAAGATTATATTAGATCAGCAAACAAACCTGACGATGCTAATCATTCTACGATTGATAGAAAAATGGGTCGTCTAGGAAATGTAAACGACGTAAAAGAAATCTTAGAGAAGATATTTAAGAGTACCTAAAGCTTCCCTATCAACCCTGACAGAGTTAGTCTACAGGGTAATTGAGAACTTGTCAAGTTTATTGATAGATGATATAATTCATACATATTATGAGATAAACTAATGATAAGACCTATGGCAAAGAGAAAGAGGTCAGAGCATTATGTGAATAACAAAGAGTTTCTGGCTGCTCTTATCGATTATAGAAGTAATGTTGAGAACTCCTTCATTAAGAAGTATGGAAGAGAACCAGTAAAAGAAGATTGGCCTAAGAGATGGGACACTAAACCACCTATCCCTCGTTACATTGGGGAGTGTTTTTTAAAGATTGCTAATCACCTCTCATTCAAACCAAACTTTGTTAACTACATGTTCAAGGAGGACATGATCTCTGATGGAATCGAAAATTGCGTTCAGTACGTTCATAATTTTAATCCTGAGAAATCCCAAAATCCTTTTGCTTACTTTACGCAGATCATTCATTATGCGTTTCTCCGCAGGATCCAAAGGGAGAAACGTCAACTAGAAATCAAGAACAAGATTATTGAACGATCTGGTTACAGTGAGGTGTTTGACGACAACAACACCCTTGACGGATCCAACTATTCCGACTACAATCAAATTAAGGATAACGTCCATTCCAAACTGCGTAGTTGATGAAAGTTGCAATCATTACCGATCAACACTTTGGTTGTCGTAAAAACTCTAAGTTGTTTCATGACTACTTTCTGAAGTTCTATAATGATATCTTTTTTCCATATCTGGAAGAAAATGGTATAACTACCATTGTTGATATGGGAGATACTTTTGACTCTCGTAAAGGTATTGATTTTTCTGCACTAGCATGGGCAAAGAATAACTACTATGATCGGTTGCAGAGCATGGGTATTCATGTTCACACGATTGTTGGTAATCATACTGCATATTACAAGAATACGAATGATGTAAATGCAGTTGACCTTTTGCTTCGTGAGTATGATAATGTTACAGTATACTCAGAAGCAACAGAGGTAGAAGTTGGTGGTCTACCTATATTGTTCATTCCATGGATTAATCAGGACAATGAAGAAACTACTATCAAACTTATTCAAAAGACAAATTGCAAGTGCGCGATGGGGCACCTTGAACTCCAAGGATTTAGAGCTCATAGAGGCGTCATCATGGATCATGGTCATGAGAGCAAACTATATTCAAAGTTCACCAATGTCTACAGCGGTCACTACCACACTAGATCGGATGATGGACGGATCTTCTACTTGGGAAATCCGTATGAGATGTTCTGGAACGATGTCGGTGATCGGAGAGGATTCCACATCTTTGATACAGAGACTCTGGAACATGTTCCAGTAGACAATCCATACAGACTTTTTTATAACATCTATTACGAAGATACTAACTATCAAACTTTTGATGTTCGTGAATATCAGAACAAGATTGTAAAAGTAATCGTTCGTCAAAAGACTGATACTAAAAAGTTTGAAAAGTTTGTTGACAAGATTACTGATGTTGCTGCTGATATTAAAGTAGTTGAAAACTTTGATATTCAAGACCCTGAAGAATTTGAAGTCTTTGAGTCTGAAGACACCCTTTCTATTTTGAATAGATATATCCAGGAGGCAGAAATCAAACTTGATAAGTCTAGAGTTCAGAATATCATGAGACAAACTTATCAAGAAGCATGTGAGTTAATCTGATGTATATTCTAACAATCTATGGCAAAGAGACAGAAGGTGCATATTCTGTAAATGATGATGATGGAGAACAGATTCTCTATCTGTTTGAGGGTGAAGACGATGCCATGAGATATGCTATGATGTTAGAGGACAGTGGAAGTCCAGAAATGCATGTTATTGAAATTGAAGATGAGATAATGATCAAGACATGCGAAATGCATGACTACAAGTATACTATCATTACCAAAAATGATCTCGTAATACCTCCTGAGACAACACATGATTTTATTTGAAAAAATTCGTTGGAAAAACTTTCTGTCAACTGGTAATCAATATACTGAGATAAGTTTCACGAAACATCCAACAAACCTTATTATTGGAACAAATGGAGCTGGTAAGAGTACTTTGCTTGATGCTCTTACATTTTCTTTGTTTGGAAAACCTTTTCGTAAAATCAATAAACCACAACTTGTAAACACTGTCAATGAGAAAGACTGTAGAGTTGAGGTAGAGTTTTCTATTGGCAATACAAAATGGAAAGTTGTTCGTGGAATCAAACCGAACATCTTTGAGATCTTCCGTGATGATAATGCTTTGAATCAATCTGCTGCAGCACTAGATCAACAGAAGTGGTTGGAGCAGAATGTAATCAAGATGAATTATAAGTCGTTCACTCAGATTGTGATTCTGGGTAGTAGCACTTTTGTTCCTTTCATGCAACTGACTGCTACAAATCGTAGAGATGTGATTGAAGATCTCCTTGATATTCGTATCTTCTCCTCTATGAACAATCTTATGAAGGATAAGATTCGTCAGGTCAAGGAAGATATTAAAGTCTTGGATCTTAAGAAAGAATCTTTGATTGATAAAGTTAAGATGCAAGAAAACTTTATTGACGAACTTGAGTGTCGTGGAAAGAAAAATATTGAGGATAAAGAATTTAAGATCGGTGAACTCCTGGTAGAAGAAAATAACTGGATGGGTAATAATGAAGAAAAGAATAGAAAACTAGTTGAACTTCAAGGAAAACTTGAAAGTTATAGTGGTGCTACTGAAAAACTTCGTACACTTGGAAATCTGAAAGGTAAGATCTCCAACAAAGTATCAAGTATTACTAAGGAGCATAAATTTTTTACACAGAATACGGTTTGTCCTACATGTAATCA